ATTCCCTGGTTCTTCTAGTTCATTATTTGTTACTAAACCTTAGAATATTTCTACCTCCATAGTATGACTTAAGATTTGATTATGCTAATCCATATCTAGTTTAGGTTGGATTGGTGTAATTCTCAAAGAACATTTGATCTATTAAACCTGGGCTCGGATGGGCCTGTGGTTTTATACAATAAAATCATTGTTAGTTTATATCAACTCAAAAGATAAATGAATTATAATATTCGTCGAATTAGGAATCAACGTAATTTTAATCGTCCACGAATTTTGCCTAGACGTTTACCTTCAAATAATCCAGTGTTTAGAAATCGGCCAGTTAAACGAAATCTTAAGAAACGAAATAACACGAATGTCCCTTTGTATCGTCCTTTAAAGATAAACACCGGAATGAAAATACAAATGAGAAGCCAAGACTTGTTCAAATTAAAGATTAAGCTCGTTGTTCCAACTTCTTGTTGGTTCAATACTACTTGGGTTATACCCGTGCAACCATTATTTTTGAATCAAATGCTGTTGAACCAAGCTATTTGTTATACTTCTTTTCAAGTTAATCAAGTTACTGTTATAACAGATCCTTTAGTTGCTACCACTGATGGTACTGCAATTGCAATTGGTTATACAACTCATTGCACTCCAATTACTGGTGTTGTTGCTGATCAATGGTCTAAAGTCACAAATTTGAATGGAACTCGTGGCATGGCTCATACGCCAATCAATTATACCATTCCTATCAAAGATAATGCATTTCATCCTCTTGTGCCTGTTGTGCCTTCTGATGTACCGTTTACTATTTTTATAACTTCGCAAACGTCAGGTACTGATTTAACTGCCAAAATTTTGCCCGTTCTTTCTCTCAATTTGACATTTCGAACACAATATACTGGTGATGAATTGGATACCACCTTGTCAACTGATGTGCCTAGTATCGTAACATCGAATGCTGGAACACGAAGTGATATTATTATGCCCACTACTTTTGGTTTCGTTAATTATTCAATAGCTCCTAATGTTGATCTTGGAGAATTGGTTCAAATTCCTGCTTTTCCAGCTGTTGCTACTGATTACACATTTGCTTGGACCCATAATAACGTGAATATTGATCCTATCAATACTGTTGCTGACCGAGGTACCATTCATGCAAATTTAAAGATCTTGAATTGAGTATTGATTGCCCCATCGTACCATTCCACCTTTGGCAAGTGGATGTTCTTTGTGAGGATTAATTACCAATTGTAACATAGATTGGATTTAATTCTTTATACTCACATGTTAGATCATAAAATAAAAATAAATTTGATTCATGTCGTACCAGTTTCGCACCGGTTGTAGATGAATCAAAACTAAAAGAGAGTTCTTATGAAACAAGCCTAAAAAAAATAAATAATGACTTGTTTTGTTTGAACCCATAAAAACAAAAATAAATAAAATATGAACCACAACCCTGGTTTGATGATTTAACCTTATAATTCAATCATCCTTGCCTGAAAGTCCCAAGTAAATACGACTTTCCTCCACTAACGACTTGTGAAAAGTTGTGTTTTGTTTTGGTTACTGTGTTACCTTTACAGGGTTATCAAGGTCGACGGCCTTCAAATACGCG